TGGCCAGAGGTCTCAGGGACAAGACCGAGCCAGCTCTGGAAGTCACTCAGGTTGCTTCCAGTGTTCTGCATGGCCTTCGAGACAGCCGGCTTCTGCGTAACGGTTAACGGACCAGGCATCAGTGAACCTCCTCGGGGTCGACGATCGGATACCGTGCCGGGTTCAGATCCGCGTAGATTCCCGGCGGCGGATACGTTCCCGGGTTCTTCCTCGTGAAGCTCTTCGCGTAGTCCAGAGCCTCTTCGAACGTGCACGACAGTCCACCTTCGCGTGCGTAGTGTCCGCCGACACCTGTACCTTCGTACTCGGTCGGGTCAGGCTGCTGAGCGAGGAAGAACGCTTCCTTGCGCTCGACGCACGTGCCACACTTACCACAGTGCAGCTCGCCACCCTTGTAGCAGCTCCACGTCTTGGAGAAGTCGATTCCGTACCGCAGACCGTTGAGGACGATGGTCTGCTTTGGAACGTGGAGCCAGGGAGTGAAGAGCTGGAACTGCTGGTGAATGAAACCCTCGTTGGCGATCTTGAGGGTGGCCTCCAGGCTCTGGATGAAGGCCTCACGACAGTCCGGGTAGATGTGATGGTCACCTGCGTGGACACCCAGACCCAGGAGCCAACCGCCTTCACTGATACAGGCTGCTGCAGCGATGCTGGCCATGATCATGTTGCGGTTGGGAACGACCGTCTGCTTCATGCTCTCGGACTCGTAGTGACCCTCGGGCACGTCACGGTTACCCACCAGAGCTGACTTCGTCAGCAGCTGAGTGACACTGGTCAGGTCGATGACCTTCCAGTCCAGCCCGCCGAGCCTGTCGACGTGGAACTGAACGTAGTCGAGCTCCTTCTTGTGCTTCTGTCCGTAGTTGTAGGACAACACCTTCACATCAGGGTCGATGTCACAGAGATGATACAGCATCGCAACGCTGTCCATCCCACCGCTCACTACTGCGACGTTCGTCAAGCTGATGGCACCTTCTTCTTTTTCTTTTCGGTAGGAAAGTAACGTTCACCTTTTCCTACCTTGTGCATTTGGATTAGGCCACGCTGCATAAGCGTCTGGAAGATGTTGCCTGCGTTGTTCGAATGCAGATGGTATGCCTGCATCAACCTGGAACGTGAGATACCTGGGTTCGCTTCGATTGCACCCAGTACCTTTTCCAGCTCACGTTCGTTGGTAGTAGTGCCGATTCCGTTGACCACCTGATTAGTGTAGTCACGCCACTGTTCCACAAACTTAATTGCGTACAGCATGTCAATGAGTTCCACTTCGATGGTCTGACCAGACTCTACCAACTTCCGACTTGCAGCTGCGAGTACAGCAGCCTTGAGTCCCGACTTACAAAGTCGGTCGTACGTAGGTGTCATGATCTCAGGCTGCAAGGCCTTGAGACCTGCCTTCATCATGTCCTGTTCCAGCTGATTGTAACGCGCCCATGCATCAGGCGTCAGCTGTGCAGTCCATGTTTGCGGACCGGAATAAACGATCCTGCTACCATCTCGCTTCAGCGTCGGCTCAGAGTAGTAGTGTTCACGCATCCGCTTCATGGCACCAAGGATCAGATCCCGCCCTGTGGTGTCCTTGCTAGTCGGCGGCCCCAGCGGTTGGACACGTGTCACATCTGATTCGGCGGTGATAAACACAAAGCGGGGGATGAACCCTGAGCTGACATGTTCAGTTGTCAGAAGGCTGCAGATCTTGTTACGAATACCACCTGCAAACAGAATTAGTACAGGATCCTTAACCTCGATTGTTTCCTTCTTCAGGATCCTCTTTTGCATCTTACCATCGTACAGCTTGGTAAGAGTCTCTGCCATGCCCGCATAGTAGTCCTTCTTGTTCAACGCGTCCAGTAGTCCGCTGAACTCGTCACGAAGAAAGATCGACGGTTGACTAGGCCTGGTGGAGAGGGAAGACATCAGTCCCTCGATCGAACCATCGGTCGCAAGAATGGCACTGCTGTCCACCTCCTCGAGCAGATCCATTGCAATGTCCATCGCTGTTGACTTGCGGGTCAGCGTGGTGTCTGCCAGGATCATAAACCACAGGTTGGGCTTGAACGTACCGAATGAGGTGGGCAGCCTCACCGATCCGCCTAGTAGTGCTGACAGGATAACAAACGCTCCTGCCTGGTGGTACTGCTTCGCAGCGTCACCGAGTGAACTGGCCCACTTGATATAGTCGTCTACGAAGGTGGTATACCCTTCGAGCTCTTCGCGTTCACGATCAATCAGGAGCGGACTAAGGTGAATCTCTGGCGGCGCTAGTAGGCGCTGGTTCTCCTGGAACCTCTGCCAAGCCTTACATACGTCCTTCCAGAGTTGAAGCTCCGGCCGGCCGTCACGCCTGAACTTGTTGCATGCAGAGTCACGTGCGACGATAAAGACCTCTTCCTTACTGAGGCCTGCCTCGAAGCACATCATTTCCAGATTCCACAGGGTCTTACTCCAATCGACACCCTTGTCGGGCTCCATGGAGAAGTGTACGAAAGCCTGTGGAGGTAGGTCATTGTCGTACTTCTCGATGAGCTCTTCACCTGTGAAGTTAGGCAGAGCTTCTGGGAGTTGCTCTTCTACACCTGAGGTCTCAGCCAGTGTTGGGTATCGTGTGAAGTCATCCACTCGGTACTTGTTGGCACGGTGATCGATAAGTCTAACAGCAACATTGTCGTACTCCGGCTTCCTGTTGTAGGTACCAGGTACACGCATCAGCTGGGTCAGATCCCAGCCTGACTTGTCAGCTCCCTGGAATGCATGGTAGTATGCAATGCGCTTGCTAAGGCTTTCCGCATCGAAAGGATCGACCGGGTCCTCGAAGGCCCAATACGCCTGGTAACGATTGGGTGAGGTCTCAACTGCAAACGTAGGCTTTACAAGGCAGTTGCTCGGATGACACTCATCGAGATCGGACCAAGCGTTGGTGCAAGTAGCAACGCTGTCCTTATTTCTCTTGGGGCGGGATAGGAGCTGCGGACAGAAGTAAACGTTGTGTGTTGCGGACATGAGGTCGACACGTTGTCCGACCTTGGCCATCTCAGCAGGCCAGGCGTAGAACTCTTCCTGGAAGTTTTTCATCCCTGCCTGGAGGTACGCAATGCACAAATACCCTTCCGCCTGCCCGAAGAGATGGGAGAAGAAAGAGGTGTGAATTTGCACTTACCATCCCTCTCGGACTTAAGGAAGTGAGCGGCACCATATTCGGTCGTTTAAGGAATCCGCTGACGGGGAGAGCCCCGCTCACTTCAGGACGGTTACGGCAGGAGGGAGCCAGCCTTCTTCGTGGTCGTACCCGACGTTGCGCCGAGAGTCATACCTTCGACCCAAGGCTTGATACCCATGACCTCGTTGCGCTTGTCGTACTCCTGGCCGTCCTTGCCCTTGCTCGCAGGCTTGACCCGAACAGTCACGACCACGTCCCGACCGATCAGGTCCTCACCATCAGGAACCTCGAAGTCACCCTCATGAATGTTGTAACCCAGGGCCTTCATCAGCTGTGACAGGGTGTAGAGTGCGGGCGAGAAGAGCATGCAGTTCGTCCAGATCTTACGGTCCTCGTACTGACCATCCTGAACAGTGAACTGCATACCCCAGTAAGGCTTGCCCGGGTTCTTGCTGTCCGGGCCACACTCACGGTCTTCCACGTCGGTGATCTTCACGTGGTACTCACCGCGAGGAAGCAGCTCGACGGAGCGCGCCTCGGAAGAGGCTTCCTCCGAAGAGAAATTGACCTTCAGTCCCATTTTTGGTTTCCTTGTTTTAGGCGTTGACTGTTTCGTTGTCGTTGATGTACTTCATGATCTCCGCCATGGTCGGTTCGATCATGACCTGGGGGAGCTTTCCGGTACGGTCCTTAGCCGTACAAGTGTCCGTAGCTTGCGAGAGGAGGAGACGCGTCTGCTTGGTCTCGTTGTTGACTTCCATCTCTCGCATGTACATGAACACTACGATGTCAAGGAACGCTGCGACCTCCTTGGCCAACTTGCCTGAGAGGGAGACTTCCTTGACGGTCAGGCCTGTCTTGTTGTCCTTATCGGACTTCATCAATGCGGTGAAGATCGTGTTGACCTTCAGGTCACGGAAGGCACGAACGAACTTCCGCATCTGCTCCAGGTTGATGCCCCACTCACGCATCGACGGCACATCGACGTCGCGGCTCTCGCCCTTTTCCTCGATGAGCTTCTGCATGATATTGTACATGTTGAACTTCTGGACTTCAGTCAACGAGTCCAGAATGACTGTACGATACTTGTGGTTGCTCGCATACAGCTCGTCGTAGACGGCCTGCATCTCCTTCCAGTTCTCCACACGCACTGTGTCGCAGTTGGGATAGGAGTGCTTCAGGGTCTCGGTGCCG